AAGAATAAGCACCCATTGGTTGCCCAACAGCGTATCTTACCTGTTCGCCATGCCAGTGCCAACCTATATTTAACAGTCGCCTCCAATTCACTGAGTCATAACCCAGTAGTTGAAGTATTTGCTCCTGTAAATCGATCGGTAACCGGTCAGTAGCGGCAGATAGATCAAAACTATAGAATTTGTGTGAGGCATCTCGGTTAGCCAATAGATGTTCCAATGCTCCGTCTTGGTCGAAAGTTCCATCTTGTGGAATACGACGTAAGAAAGAGAAAATGGATTCATGTAAAGGTTTTAACGCGAGCTGCATCCACCAATTCGATATAGCAACAATCCGGGCTTTACCAGCCTGATCATATACTACCGATAGTTTTCCCATCTTAAGGGGAAACTTCCATAGCCAATAAATTGGCATGAAAGGAACCATTATTAAAATCAACAAAACAATCCATAATGCCAAAGCTATCGAATTATATCGAAAGCCCAATGCAAGAAAAGCATATAATTGTTGAGGATTGGCAACAAAGGCTAACGCATCTAAATGCGAAGTCCATGTTGCTTTTGATCCGTTTGGCCCAGCTTTCTCGGATATAAATCCTTCGAATTCACCTGGACAAATGCTAATTTTCATACCCTTAACTACCGTGTGCAAACTCGACATATTCAATGTCCGAGCTAACCCGTCAAATGGGGCTGTAACAGTCTCAAGAGAGGGTTTCACTTTAGTAGAAAAGGTTCTGAAAATACTGAGAACCGTTAGTGTTAGTCTTACTACTTTAACCCAATCACCATGCGATTTATCACGAATGATAAGCCGTAGAGGATGAGGGATAATAGTAGGCAAACCGAAATGGTCTCTTTTAACTCTCGGGGATGACATCCCAGAAAGAGGAGTACCATTGATGCTCTGGATAGTAAGCTGAAGACAAGTTTTGAGGTAAAGGAATGCAAAATTCCAACCCGCAGACTTGATCAACGCTTTTATCCGAGTTATCAACAAATCGACCATAGGCCAATATTCTTTACATTGTGTAATCCAGACTGCTATAAAAGCATATAGACGAATCTCTTTGAGATGAATCCATTTGCTCACAGCTTTAGATCCTGATGTAAATAATTTGTTGTTTTTGAAAGCAATAAATTTTCATCATGGTTATCTCTGGATAATGCATTCACACTTGCCATTCATACACGAGCTGCTAACACATGCATGAGAGTCTAGTCAGGATACAACTAAAC